GGGGGGTGACGAACAGAGAGGTCTTGGTGTAAATGGTCAGAGCCGTTGAGACAGGTGCGGCACCGCTCTGACCGGCAAGTCTTCCCGGTACCGCACCCCCAGACACGTGCGAGGCACGGCCCGAGAGCAAGTATCGCCAACTCGGGGTTTTCAATCCAGTTCTCATCGGCAGGAGTGGCCGATGCAGAACACCGCCCGTTTGTTCAACTGCGCCCGTTGCCGTGCTCAGGTGCTCATCTGCAGCCGTTGCGACCGGGGCAATATCTACTGCGGTCGGACCTGCTCGCAGCAGGCCCGGCGCGAGTCGTTGCGGGCCGCCGGCAGGCGTTATCAGCGCAGCCGCCGGGGTCGCCTGCGCCATGCCGAACGCCAACGCCGCTACCGCAGCCGTCCACACAAAGTGACGCATCACGGTTCTGCCCCGATCACCACAGATGATTCACTACCACCCGAGTCGAGGACGGCGCCTCCTGGCAGCCCCCGTTGTGCGCCGATCCCGGAACAGGGTGTGCGTTGTCACTTCTGTGGGCGTCCCTGTTCCCAGTGCGTGCGGCTGGATTTCCTGCACAGCCCCGGCCCTCGACGGTTTTCATCTCCAAGCGGCCCCTGACCCGCGCCGGTTTGAGTCGGCTGGGCGGCAGTGGCCTGAACCAAGAGGAGGCGCCGTTGGCCATCTCAGCGGAACTCGAAGCGAAGATCCTGCGCTACTTCCATGTGGAGAAGTGGCGCGTCGGCACGATTGCCCGGCAACTGAGTATCCACCACGGCACGGTCGATCGGGTGTAGCGGCGCGCGATAAATCACGCCTAATTTCGCGATAATACGCCGCAACTACCGTTTACGCTACGAGCAACGGAATTGCGCTAGGCGGTACAGACGGGGCCTAAAACCACCTCCTGTGATACCGTTCCGGGGATTCCGAAATCTCCCATCGAAACAAACAATACCATCTGAATTATTCTTGTTTTATCCAGCGTCGTGTAACCGGAAAGATCACAGATAAGCTCACCGGGAATTTGCACTGGCCATGCTAATCCGTTGCTTTCTGCATTACTGTCCGCGTCCATCAGCCCTACGGCCAGTTGTATTGTGCTGGATGTGCCGGGATGGTACTCGACGATCGGGATCCGGACCGACTCGAAGCCGGAAAAATCTAAGGCGCTTTCTGTACCCCAAGTTATCGACAACAGCGCCCGATACCCGACTTGGGTCAGTATTGCCTGGCCCTCTACAACCGAGGTCTCCGCCCTCACTTCTCCGATGGGCTCAATTGGCTTGAGTGTTGTGCATGATAGTTGCCGAGTAGACCACGCCGCAGCCGTCAGTGGTAAATCCACCAAACACCCTGATCCTGGGTCCGGAGTGCATGCGCACGTCTGCTCCACCTCAAACGGGTCCAAACACGACCCCACGAGCTCCGGCCTTATCTCCTGGGCTATCGTGACCTCCCCTGCCTGCAAAGTGCTCAGCGTCTGCAAACCTCTGACGCGGATCTTGCGCTGTCCCTGCCCGCCCCGCCACCGTATCACGTCACCACCACCGGGTACTCGATCGGCTCTCGCCCCTCGGCTATCACAGTCAAAACGTGGCTTCCAGGCGCAGCATCAAACTGCACTACCCCGAACGGATCAGCCGTGCGTGTCTCGCCGCCGTCCAACGTCACTCGTGCACCCGGCATAGGTCGACCCTCCTCATCGACAATGCGCCAAGTCGGCAGCGGTGCGCCGTACTCGTACAGTGGTCCCTCGATGCGATCCGGGTCCACTGCCGCGACGGTGCGGTCCAGCTCTACCTCAGGCGCCGGCCCGGCCGGTCCTTCCAGCGTCAGCCTTGAGCCATCGGCCCGGCGCGCCCGGCGCACTACATGTGCCACTGATACCGGCGCATGGGAATGATCGACTGCAACACTGTCGCCCACCATCGCAAAATCCGCCGGCGCCGTTGCCTCACCGCGCCAGAGCGGCCGACCGTAATACGCCAGGTACCGCCGCCCATAGAACAGCGCTGAGCGCGCATCCTGAATCCACCCGGCGGTAATGCTCTTTAATCGCTCCCCGTACAACTCTACCGCGCCGGGCGCCCGCACTCGAAGGGACCCACGGTATTCGCCCAGTTGGCGGTCGTAGCGCACGTCGACGATTGTGCACAGCGCATCCGCATCGCTCTCCAGCGGCAGCCCCGGCGACAAGTACCGGGTGATCTCTTCGACCGTCGCCTCGCCCTCTTTGGGGGGCCAGGGCAGCGCCCAGCCCGGCCGATCGCTGGACCAATCCAGTCCCGCCCCGGCGCAGATCATACGCAGCCACGACTGCACCGACACGGTGTGATCGTCCAACACCCCGCCGGTCACCAGCCCCTGCGTCTCGCACCAGGCTGCCAGATCGGCGAAATCCGCCGGCGCCACATCCAACCCGGCCACAGCCAGCGTATACCACAACTGCCGATCCGGCCGATCCAGCGGCCCACCAGTCAACGGATGCAGCAACCCATCTAACGCCACCCGCAAATCCGTTGCCGATTCGACCTGCTGCCGCGTCTCGATCACCGTCACCGGATGCCCGCTGGCATCCGTGTCCTGGTGCACCGCCTTGGGCGTGATCTCCCGCTGATCCATCTCTACCCGCTCTATCGACCGGGTCAGCCCGTCAGCCACCAGCCACATGTAGCCGCTGCCGTCGAACGGTACCGGGTGCAGCGTACAGCGCCCCAACGGTCGCGGCAGAGTCACGATCTCAGTGTATTGCCCCAGATCCTCGGTTGTACGTAGCGGCAGAGGATCAGTCAGCCGCCTGCCCGCGGCGCCGGCCTGCAGCTCAAGGGTCATGACCGCCCCTGAGACCATCCTCGACACCACCCCGCGCCAAACCTCGGTACCGTCCTCAAGGACGGCCGCCTCGGCTAGTTGCCAGCTAGACACCTGCCCGGTCAACTGCCCCCGGCCGTTGTCCAGCCGGATAATCACGTGAGGCGTCTGCCCGCGATCGCCCATCAGCTCGGAGACCACCGGCCCGACGCTGTCCAGCACCCGAAACGCCCGGTCGATGCCCGCCGGCCGCGCGTCCCGATACAGCGCCACTGGCGGTTGTGTGAAGATGACGACAGCTAGGTCAGCCACGGCTCCAGCTCCATTTCCAGGGCATAAACGCGCCCGGCCTTATCGCCGTCCTGGTAGTCGTAGCGCTCCCGCGGAGAGACCCGCTTCGGCAGGCGCACCAGCGCAGCCTCCTCCTCGACCTCCTCGTGGGGTACAAAGCAACCCGGTGCACCACCTGCCTTGTGATGCGCCCGACACGCCGCCAGCAGCGCGTCCAGATGCTCTTGATACAGCGCTACGTCAGGCCAGTTGCAGATAAATCCGACCCCCTCACCGTTCAGCGCGTACGTAGGATTGACACCCGCACCCTCGGTCACCTCCCACACGTACTCCCGCCTCTGTCCCACGATCCGTTGCGAGTTAGCCGGCTGCCCTTCCCGTGCCTCAAACCGAATCGCCGCCCCAGCATATCTCCAATACACCAACCCATTCGGCGCATTGGAGATAGTCCAGGTCAACGTAACGGGTGCCGTTAGCGTCTGCTCCAACACGGCAACCATAGGCCCCTCACGCCACGGCAGCGTGAGATCCAGCCCGGCGCCGTCACTGACGTGCACCACCGCCCCCTCCGGTAGCTCGTGCCAGGGGAGCCCGATGGCGTCCACGTCGCTAATGATGATGTCGGTAATCACACACCCGTCGCCGTCCCACCCCAGCGGCTCGTCGGTCGGCTCCGCGCTATGCTTGACTGCGAAGGGTTGGTCCAGGTCCCAGACCGCCGAATCCCCGGCCACCAGCGACGGCGCCGCGCCGTGATCCCAGCGTACCGACAACCCGTCCGGCAGCCCGCCGTCGGCACCCACGTCGTGGGGTCCGTCCCAGCCGCCGCCGTCCTGCCGCCACTGCCAGGCCAGGGCGCTCAGCTCGATAGTCCAGACGTCGTTCTGGCGGTGCGCAATCGCCCCAGGGATCAGTCGCACTTGCAACTGGCCGTCGTCGTACAGATTCGGCGCGATCAAATCCTGGACGTAGTCCGGCCGCTTGCCGGTGATCGACCCTCGCGCGCCCCATACATGCAGGGTACTGGGGTTCACGCCGCCGGTAGTCTTGAGCGGCGCTGCCTTTATCACGGCCATTGTCAGCACGTCATCCCGACGGTAGGTCTGCTCACCGCCGGCGTTTACCCAGCGAACAGTAAATGAATCACCCTCCTCCAGCAGGCCATCACACTCCGGGTTCGTCTTGGGAACAAATCCAAACTCCCGAGTCGGCACCGGCTCGCCGTCCGGTCCGTCTTTAACCGATACATACTCTTTGCGATTGAACGCCACCTTGTAGCTCGTCCCTTTCGGCGCCCAGTAATACTCATGATTGGGATGGTCTCGCCAGCACTCACTGCCCGTCTGCGTCCCTGTGGTGCTGGCGCTGCTAAAATCCGGCACAATCCCCGCTGTAGCGCGCACCTTATCCGCTGCAACACGATAGGCGCTGGCATAAACGTTCGGGTCAAACGAGATGCCGCTTTGCTCGTCGCCCTCTGCATTGATGTCGCTGTCAGACCAAAACGGCTGATCGTTGCCGAGAGAGCGCCACAATACCCCCCCGTCGCTGATCAACGCGCCGCGGTAGTAGGCTTGGTAGTCGCTCCCGGGGTGGTTTTGAAAGCCCGCGCCGGCGGCGGTTACGCCCCCAACGACGGCTACCAGCACCGCACCAGAGTCCTCCGGCTCAAATCCAGCGGCCACTGACCCTGTAACCGGTCGCACGACATCACCTCGCGTTTTCGACACACCCGGTGCCCACACAGGGACAGCCTCATAATTCGCATAATCTACGGCGACACCTTCCAGCGCCGACAGCTCTGTATCCACCTGCTCCAGCAGATCGTCCCACGCCTCCAGGGGCGTTTTGCTGATGCAGACCCAGTTGATACCGTTGTCCGGTGTGTTACCGCCGATCACCGTACCCCAAGAACCAGGCTCTGCAGCTCCGGTGGTACCGTCCTTGTCGGCCTCGTATTGAAAGCCGGTGCCGGTGACGGGGACAATAATATTGCCCTTTGATACGGCGGTGTCCGCGGCCCAGGCGGTACGCTCAACCACCCCCTTGTCCCGCAAATCTGTCAACAGCTTCCCCAGAACCCCATACGCGATATCACCCAACTCAATATCCTTTTTCGCCGCCGCGATCTCGCCGTCGCCGCCCATGGTCACCTGGCTGTCTGTGTAGCCATTGTGCCAATCCAGCAACTTTATGATTCTGGAGGTCAGCCACCAGGGTGACTCCCCCATCTCTATTTCCTCCTCTAACCTCAGCCCCAAACACTCATCGGCATGGGGCAATCGCGTTGCAACTGCGCCGTCGCACAAACACGTGCCGGCCGGCCGCTTGGTCCAAACGAACTTCACTTCGCCGCTGCCCTGGGCTGCGCTGCCCAGCCGCAGGTCATCGATACAGATTTGCGGCTTGACATCGTCGGTGTCACGCTCAACCAGGTTGACCTCAGCGCTGATGTCACCACGGGACCCGGCCACGTAGCCCGGCGGCAGCCGGGTCGGGATCTGCGCCCCGAAGCGTCCACTGGGGTCGCGGTAGGTATCGCCGGTGCGCGTGGTACCCAGATCCTCTCCGGAGACGCTCGCCGACCAGGCCCACAACTCGTTCCCCAGGCCGCCGCCTTCGTCGAGCGTGGCTGCGATACAGCGAGCGGTAACGATCTCGGTCGCGGCGTTGGCGCCGGCGTAGTGGTTGATAAACCCCCGCGCGTGCTGACTGCCGCTCCCCGACGTGTGATCCACGCGCGCCACGGTGCGCAGCGGACACTCCTCAAACGCCGGAGTGTTGCCGTCTGTGAGGTCCGGGGCCGGGATGGTCTCGGGGTAGAGCACCCCGGAGTCCTGCAGTGCAACCAGCAAATCCCGGGTAGTGACGATATCGGTATAGTTCTCGACCGCCACGCCTTTTTTCACCGTCACGGTACGCCCGCCGCTGACCCGATAGATGCGCTCGCCAGCCTCGTAGCGCCGGACGGCAGCGGGGGAGATACGGTAGTGCCGTACGCCGTTCTCGTACACCTTCCATGCTGCGTAGATCCGACTCCTGTCGTCGCCGATCACCACCCGGTGATAATCCGCCGGCACCGTCCCCGGCGCGGCGTCCGGCTGACCCCAGTCGTGCCCCTCAACAGTGAAATCGGCGGCACCGACTTCGATGGCATCTAATAGCGAGTAGTCCGTGGCCTCGTAGCCCAGCCCGGACTCGTCCACCTCCACCTCACCCCCGTTGCCGGCGGCACCATCGGCCCGGGCATACACCCGGAAGCCGGCAACGTCAAAATAGGCCCGCGCCTCGCTCGGCCCCGGGTCCTTAAGGGTAAATGTGTATATCTCGGGGGGGGCCCCGGACGACACGGCGATATCGGCCGCCGTGCCGTTACCGGCCCCGATCAGTCGCGGTGCCGACGCTGTGGGTTTCCCGCCGCCGGAGAGCACCTGCACCTCGAATCGGGTATCTCCCGCCCCGGTGTACGGCCCCTCCAACTCCGCCCGGCCGTTGCCGGTACCGGAGCGGGTAGGGCGCGGAAGCTGGCTCACCGGCCGGGGGTTGGTAGCGACGCTGACCGCAACCGCCAGTGCATTACGGTTTTGCGTCAACAGGGCGTGCACAGCGGGACCGGACATCAGCGGCGCCTCGCCTCTGCCAGCAGCACTCGGCCGCTAATTTTTTGCTCCACCTCGTCGCCGTCGAGCACGACAGGGCGCTGCACGGCGGCGTGCAGCAGTTGCAGCGCGCTTTGGGTGCGTGCTTCGCCGGCCTCGACAACCTGTCGCAGCGGGATCAACGCGCCGGCTATCGCCTCCGCCGTGGCTGTCCGGTCCGCTTCGGCCTGTTCCTTGAGTACGTTTACCTGCTGCGCAAACACCGTTTCCATGGCCTGCCGGTCTGCGTCGGCCCGCTCCTTGAACTGCAAACCCTGCCGCTCCAGCACCTGTTCGAGCGACGGACCGGTCTCCGCCGCCGCCGGCTGGACCACCAGCGGCAACGTCTGATACGGGGGTTTGATGCCCGGCGCGGGGGCGGCGCCCGGGGGCACTATGCCCGGCAGGGTCTGCAGGGGCGGTTCACCCGACCCTCCCCCCGGTCCGGGCCGAGCGCCAGGGGGTACAACGCCCGGCAACGTTTGAAGAGGCGGCTCGATGCCGGGCTTGTCGAGCGCCCGCCGGTTCTCGTCTACCTCTTTGTCCGCGGCGATCTGCGCTTGCTTCAGCGCCTTGATGCGCTTGAGCTCCTTCTGATGTTCGATCTCCTTCCGCTCCGCCGCGGCTTTGAACTTCTCCGCAGCCCTGAACAGCCCGGCGTTCACGGCCTCTTGATACTTCTCCTCATACTCGATTTTCTCCCGCGCCAGCCGCCGTGCCTTAGCCCCGTCCGGGTCCGCCTCGTCCTCGGCTGCGATCGCGGCTCGATCTGCCTCTTCGTTGAGCCGCCGGTGGGCCTCCGCCACGCGGTTGATCTCGCCTTCTAGGCGGGAGAGGGTCTGTGCGTCCAGCAGTTGATAGGATTCGGCCGCGGCCCGCGCTAGGTCGATCAGCCCCTGGGTTGCGACGCCGCCTCGTTGCAGTTGCTCGATGTACCCCTCGGCGCCCTGCTGCTGCTCCAAGAATTGCAGCTTTGTGCGCTCGGCGAGGAGGGCGGTCTGGATAAACCAGCGCCCCACCGCCGTGTAGCCTTTTCCCAACGCCTCGCGCAGGACGGCGATAGTGTCGTGGCTTTCGGCGATCTGCGCATTCAGCGCATCAACCGCGGTACCCGCTGCACCGATATCGGCGATAAAATTCTTGCTGGCATCGATATTGCCCTGCAGCCGGCCGGAGAGGATTGTGAGCCCGGCATTGAATGCGGCCACCGCCCCGGCGGAGATCGCGTACAGCTCGTCGCGCAGCACCCGTAGGTGCTGTGCCATCGCGGCGCCCAGCCCGGAAAACCCGCTGACGGTCCTTGCGGCCTTATCGGTCGACTCCGCGCTTTGCTCGGCGGCATCTGCCTGCTCGCGCTGGGCGTCAGCGGCCTGCCGGCTCGCCTTCTTGTGCTTGATGTACTCTGTGACGGACATCCCTACGATCTGGGTTGCCCAGTGCTGCTTTTTGCCGGTCTCTTCCGTGTCTTTTCCGGTCTCCTTCGTCTGCTGACTTGCGTCCTTAGACGCCTTGGTAAACTTTACGGTCTCATTTTCGCCAGCGGCAAAAGCGTTGCGGTATGTGGTTACGCCGTCAACTTCGATCTTTGTGACGACCCGCTTGCCGTTCAGGGCGTTGGCTTTGCGGTCGACTTCATCCAGCTTCGGGCTGGCCTTGTCGTCGGCGTCTATCTTGACGTTCGCCCGCACGGCATCCAGCGCTATGACCTTGTTTCTTAAGTCATCCGATGCGCCTTCAACCTCGCGCATGGCCGCTTCGATTACACTAACGTTGGCGCCTGAAGCGACCAGGTTGTCGAGCGCCGTCTGCGCTTGGGCAAAACGCTCTTCCGCGCTTTTGACCGCTGCCTCTGCCCGGGCCAGGTCGACGTCCAATTCGACTTTTATGTCGCTCAACGAGCCGAGTTTATCTTTTGTCTCGTCGACGAATAGACCTATTTCCTCCGCAATACCGAATATGGACGTCTTGGTCTTCTCCCACGACGCCTCCGACTTATCCACGATTTGTTGAAACGTCTGCGCCATATTATCGGCCGCAGCCCGCGCCTTCCTGGCCGTCTCTTCCTCTACCACACCGAACTCGGCCAGTTGCTCCGTGGCGCGGGCGTACCCCTCGACTATCAACGCCAGGGCGCCGGCGGCAATCGACGCCGCCCATTGGGGCCCGGTCTGCAACGCATACCACGCCGCCGTCAACCCATCGATCACGCCCCGGGTCACGCTCCCGACGGTCTCGACATTCGCCCTGAACGACCGCAACGCCTCCCCGGCGCTTGAGGCAAAATCCCGGATCCCCTGCGCCAGCTCCTTGCCGTCGATCTGCCCCACGAGCTCTTTGACCGCCGCCACGCCGGCCTTGAACGCCTCGGCCAGGGCCTTGCCGATATCATCCAGCACCCCGCTGGTCTGCCACTCGCGCAGATTCTCAAGCGCCAGGCCGGCCTCTTTCTTGACCGCCTGAAACAGCCCGGCGCTGGCGATGCTGCGCTGGGCATTCTCGATCGCCTCGCCGATGGAGGCCATCAGCCCCTGGAACGTCGACGCCTCTGCGGCCAACCGGCCGGCGAACTGGGTGCGCCCCATGGATTGGAAATAGCCCTCGATCGCCTTGGCGCTCTTGGCGACCCGGGTCTCCACGCCCTGGAAGGTAAAAACAACTTCCTCGCCTTCCTGCCGGAAGCCGACGCCGAATTCCGCAAGGCGGTCGAATTGGAACTTGGTTGCGTCCGCTACGGCCTGGACGAAATCATCCAGGCTTTTGCCCTGGACCCTGAAGCCAGCGGCAACGTTGCCGTAGGCCAAGATCGCCTCGCGGGAGGCGTCCAGACCGAAGTTTTTGAGGTTGAGGAAGGCTTCAGCGACCTGCTGGATGGTCAGCGGCAGGGTGGGATCGTCGGCCAGCTCGTTGAGCATGGCCCACTGCTCCTGGAAATCCCCGGTATCCTTGGTGACCGCCTGGACGCTGCTGCGGATGGACTCGATATCCGCCGCCACGCCGATGCCGCGAAACGTGGCCCAGGCTCCGGCCAGGGTGCCGAGCGCACTGACCCACTTGAGCGTGGTCTTAACCGCGGTATTGACCTGATCCGAGACACGCTGCACCACCCGACCGGCGGTGTTTTTGGCCGAGATCAGCAGGCGGAGTGTGAGGTCCTTAGGCCTGGCCATGGCGCTACGAAATCAATCGAACCAGGGGCCGTCGGGCCAGCGGTCCGCCCGAGACGGGCCGAGGTAGTCTGCGTATTCCTCGGGCTCAAGAGCCACCCGGACCCAGTTCGTTATTTCCGCTTCCCGAGCGTATAGAGCTCGAACCTGGTCGGGTTTTTCGGCCAGCAGGTCCAGCTCGGCGGTAGCGGCCGCCCTTTCCTCCGGCGTCCCTGTCAGCTCCTGACGTAGCAGCTCCGTAGAGCGCATTAACAACAGTTTTTGGACCGTGTCCGCCTGGACAGATCCCACCGGCAACGCGGCGCCGGTGGTCACCAGGACCTCCTGTTTCCGCCGCTCAAGCTGGAGTCCCAACTGGAATTGTGCCAGGAGGTACGCCTCAGCCTCTTCAGGATCGCCGTCAACAACCGGATAAGTCGCGGTGCTAGCCGCCGCGTCCAGTACCGGAACGTCGCCGTACACCTGATAGGGCAATTTCGACGGAAAAACTTTTCGGAACCAAATCGCCCGGGGCGGATCGTCGGGCGCTACGCTATACAAATAAATAGCCTCTCGCTCCGGAGGTACCGGTGGGGTCACAACCGGGTAGGTCGCGGTACCTTCCCCGGCATCCAATGTCGGGGTATCGCTTTCCTTCTGATACCACTCTTTTTTCTTTCGGACCTCCCTATACCAGCCGTATTGACCCAGATCTTCTCTGCCTACGCCCAGCACCCACCGCCCCGCGGCGTCTCTGACCGCTGTTGGTTGCGTCTGCCCGCATCGATCTACAACGCCGCCGGGCGCGTAGCACCAGCGTTCGGGTGCTTCCGCCGCGCGGGCGCTGGTGGTGTAGGCGTACAGCATCAGGCCTGCGAGCAGAGTCAGGCCGAGAAACACCAGCAAAAATACAATTTTTATTATGCGATCCAGCGGTCCATTGGATACCGCGAGCGGCTTATCGTGCGTCGCAGCGGACCCTATCGCGCCCAGGCCGAGACCCAACAGCGGTAACAGTCCTCCATCGGCAGGCATATCGGTTCTCCCAGTCAATTAGGGTGTGGGTACGCTGTAATCAATTACAGCGATCTCTATTTCGCTCCATGGATTGCGACGCAACACAATAAACGTAACCTCGTTCGGGTCTGTCGCCACCGCCTTTGCGGTGCCGCCGATCCATTTCCAGGTGCCAGGCACGGTGACGGTCCAGCCTCCGGTGGCGTCCTGTTGGAGCCAGATCTGACTGACCGCAAGATCGGTCCCCGCTGCGGCGGACAGTATTAGATTCTGCGTGAGCAACAATCGCGACGGCACCCCATTCATGGGGGCCTCGAAGCTGGCGCCCGGCGAAAACTCCGCAGGCATCGCCAGGTCATACCCTTGCACCCGAACCGCACCGGTCAGGGTGCCGCCGCTGATCGGCAGGGCACCGACCTGCGTTGCCGTGACCGCGTGGGGGTTTGCTGCATCTGCCTCGTGGGTGTCCAGATCCGTCTGCACGGCGGCGGCGGAGCCGGCCGGATCGGCACCGGCCTGGGCGGCGGTCACTGAGTGGGGATTGGCCGCGTCCGCTTCATGGACATCGAGCGCGCTCTGCAGCGCCGCATCAGTGATCCCGTAGCCGGCCAGCGTAGTAGGCGTCGAGCCGACCGAGGCCCAGGGCAGCGCCCCGGTCACGTCGGCGGTCAGGTCGATCTTACCCAGGGTAATCTGCTGGCCGGCAAGGGTTGCGTAGTCATAGGCGCCGGTCAGGGTGACCGGATCATGCCCTCCGCCCAGCCCACCCAGGGCGGTATCGATGCCGGCCAGGTGGGCCTCGACATCCGCAGTTGCAGCGGAGTAATTTCCCGGCGCGGCGGCGACAGATACATCTCCAGCCGCTCCACTGGAGGCCACAGCGGACAGGTCGGCAGGCTGGGTGGCGGTGTCGGCCAGGGCACCCTGGGCGGTAGTCGCAAAGCTGCCCCGGCTGCCGTCGGACAAGGCGTACTGACTGTGATCGTCGTCCCCCAGGCCGGTCAGATCCCCGTGATCCGTGACCCCGCCCCCCGGCGCCACGGTGACCGCCTCCCACTCCCCGGCGGCGCCCATTCGGGCAAACCGGCCTTCGGCGGCGTCCGCCGGCAGGTGTCGTGTATCGTCGGCCTTGTGCTGCTGCAGAGCAGAGAGCTGCGCCGGGACCAGGGGGGCGCCGGCTTGTATCAGCTCCGACCAGCCGAGCGGCTCGGCGCCTTCGGCCACCTGCACCCGGTAGTCCTCTTTAACCCTGCCGGCCGAGACGCGGATCCGATACCAGGTATCCGGCGCAGCCGGCAGGGCGCGGGCGATGTCGGTCTGTGGGGTCAGTTCGATTTGCTGGGGGCCGTACTTTAGGCTGTAGCTGCGGTCGGTTGTGATCGGCGTGCCGTCCGGGGCGCGCAGAGCCAGAACCGGTTTGTTCGTGGCGTCGACCAGCTGTATACGGATCGTGGTGGCGACGTACCCGCCGCCGTCGTAATAGGGCTCGAGTATGACCTGGCGATCGGCTGCAGCCGCCGGGCCGACGGCCAGCAGCGACAGCAGTAGAGCGCAAATGAGCGGGGCGCGCATGACGGCTCAACGCTTGCGGATCGCGTCTACGATCAGTGCCACGGAAACGCCCGTGGCACCGATCAAGCCCATGGAGCCGATCCAGACCCAGAAGCCGGACGTTGCGTATTGGAGTAGTTCGAGCATGGTGTTCTCCGGGTGGTTGGGGTAGTACCCCGCCGGGTGGCGGGGTGGGGGTTAGGTTTTGGGCAGGGGCTTGTCGGCCTTGTGCTTCTTCAACCAGGCAATCTCATCCGCGGTGAACTCGCCCCGGTTGCGCTTGGGGTCTTCTGCGACGTATTTCACGCCAGCATGTTCGTGGTCGCGGGCGAAGACAAACGGCTTTTTCTCGGGCACTGTCTTAGCGTTGGATTCAGACATTTCAGTCTCCTACAAGGGTGCGTGCATGTCGGACAGCGGCCAGTCAGATGGCTTTGGCGCGCGGTCCGACCTACGGGATCACGAAGTGGCAAATTGCGGGTAGAGCAGCTCCACGGCGTTGCCGGTGGGCGGCACTTGGGGCACCACCTCCAGCTCCACTTTGACAGCCTCTTTGCCCGCCAGGTTGACCTCCTGGTTGGAGATCAGCAGCGCCCGACGGATGTCAAGGATCACGTCCGCCCCGGTTTGGCCGGTGTCGTCGGGCAGGTCGTTGGTAGCCGAGAACTGGAGCCGCGCCTCAATGGTCGAGTTGCCGCCCATCTTGACGCCGGTGCCGGTGACCGCGAAATGATCGCCGGAGGCGTAGCAGGTACCGCTGGCGCCCATGTTGCCGCCGGGAATGGGGCGGATAATGCCGAGTTGCTGGTTGACCTCCTCCCAGTCGGTATCCTTGACGTGCTCGGTACCGCCGCCGGCTGCGGCGGAGAACAGCTCCAAGTTGTCCATATCGACGTTGCGGTGGTTCAGCTGGATGCCCAACCCCTCGATAAAAGCATGGGATTCATCGGTAAAGCTGCCGCCGGCATCGTTGACGGTGATCTCTGAGCCGTACCAGAGCACGGCGAGAATCGGTTTGGGGATCGACAGCAGAACCAACTTACCCTTGGGCTCTGCCGGATCAACCAAGGAGAACAGATCCAACCCCCGGTTGGCGCGGCGCGGATCGGGCACGCCGGTACGCTCAGAGGAGGGGCTGACGCCGATATATTCGGCCGGCAGATTGGTCACGACCGCCTGCTCGGTGGTCTTGTTGGTGACCTGGAGATGCGCCTCGCCGACGAGGCGATATCCGGCATTTTCGGGGCGGCCTTCGGTCATGTCTTGCTCCTATATCAACTGAAATTTTGTTGCGAAACCCAACGGGTAGTAGCCGAACCCGTCGGCGTAGGTGGCCTTGTAGCCGCTCTTGCGCGGTACCAGTGGGGACCAACCGGGCGCGGGCCTCCAGACCGGTTGCCCTTGCCGGCGGCGCAGCGCGTTGAGCACATTGATCATCACCGGGCCGGCCTCTGACCGGGCGGCCCGGCCCTGGCGCAGGTCGCGGACGTTTTTGATTACGACCACCGCCAGCCAAAGATGCTCTATAGTGACGATGCTCCCGTCGGCTTCGGCGTCGACGCTCAGGTCGCCGGCGTAGACCACCTCCACCCGGCGGTCGGGGAGACGGGAGGCCCTGACCGCCTGCACGTCCGGGGCGGTCAGCACCCGCCAGCCTTCGGGCAGCCGGTCGGGCTCCTGGAGCCGTGCGACGATGCTGGCCTCGGGCGCGAGGTAGTCGTCGATGGCCATCAGTAGCCACCCCCGGTAAACGCTTTGCGCCCTGCGGAAATCTCCACCGATCCGGCGCCGTTGCCCTGGCGGGTGTCGGTTTGGGTCAGCCTGATCTTGCCGTTGGCGACCCCCTCCAACCAGGTGAGTACCCGCACCGCGTCTTTTTCTACCGCCTCGGGTCGGCCGTCGTCGTACAGATAGGCTCGGGTCAGGGCGCAGGCGTGGCGGGTGATCAGGTAAGGCACCGGATCGAGCGGCAGAGCGTAGCCGCCGTCGGTCAGGTAGCCGTCGATCTCCGCCGCGGCGTCGGCGATGGCCTCCTCCAGCACCTCGTCCACGATCCCGCCGTAGGTGCCGTCGCGGTCGGTGAGCTGCTCCAGCTCGCGGCGGCCGTAGCGGCGCTCCAGGTCCTGGGAGGTGCAGTACATGGCCGCGGCTCCCGCTTACTCTGCCGCCTCGGCGGGCAGGCGCTTGACGCTCAGGCGCGGCTCGGACTCCAGGGCCTCGATCTGCGCTTTGGTCAGGTCCTTTACCGACAACTCAGTGGGCTGGCGGGTGAAGCGCAAGCCCGCGCGGCGGAAGCGCGCCGACTGGGCGGTGACAACCAGGCGCTCTCCTTTGGCAGGGGAGGCCTTGGGTTTGGGTGTAACCTTCTTCGTGACAGCCATGGTGTGCTCCTGTGAAATCGTAGGGGGGTCCTGCCTACACCTCTCGACGGTTATCCGCCCCCCGAGGGTTACCCGTCAAAGTCGGTCTTGGGGCTATCCCTCGGCCAGGCCGACACGGCCTCGGGGTCACTGCCTCTCTCGCGTGGTATGGGTGCGTCCCTGCGCTGGTGCCTCGGGGGGCATCCTGTGCGCCCTTCATCGGCCCCGGAGCTTCTTGTCGCTCGTGGTGTTTCGGTTTAGCTCTGCGGCAGCCAGTGATTCATCAACATCGCGGAGGTGTCCTTCCACTCGTTGGTCTCGCCGCCGGCAGCGTGTTCGCTGTTGAGAATCTTTCGGATGGCCCCTTCCAGGTCGGTCGGAAACATCGTGTGGGTGTGGCGCAGGGCCAGTGGGCGGCCGTAGTCGCCCTGCAAACCCTGCAGGCGCTTGCGGGCCGCCTCGTAGTTGGCCGCCGTCAGATCCTCTTGCGAGCGCACCACCAGTTGCCAGAGACCGGCGCCGCCGCTGACGCGGCCGTCCACGCCGAACTTGAACTGGTCGGTCATGAACACCTGGTCGGACTGCAGGTTGGTCAGCGCCCGGAAGTCGTAGGCGCGGCGCTCCTGGAAGATCACCGGCTTGATCATGCGACTGAGGTCCATGACGTACCAGGCCGGTCCCGAGCCGCCCATGTCGTTGGAGACGCTCACCTCGTCACCGTTTTCGTCCAGCACCGGGTGGTCGGCGTCGAACAAGGGCTGTCCGTCGAAACACAGCGGGTTGGCGGTGAACACCTCCACACACAGTTCGTTGGGGTGCTCGGCGGAGCTGCGGCCGTACTCGTTGAACAGCGGGGTGTAGACGCCGTAGCTGTCGTCGTCGATGGTGTCCCGGTCCACGCCGTGGGTCAGCTCGAACTTGCGGTTCTTGATGGTGAAGTCCGCGGCTTTCAGGCCATGCACCACGCGGTCACCGAGCCACTCGCGCAGCTTCGGCAGGTCGCCCATCCAGGGGTAGACGTTCTGCGCCGTGGAGCTGGGCACCACCATGGCGAACTGCTTGTACACGTCGGCCTTGGGGCCGAGTTCGGTACGCCCCTGCTGGAAGGCGGTGTTGTAGGCCGTAAACAGGGCCTGGAGGTTTGTGGGGGTCAGGTCCATGGTGTGTCCTCGTGTCTAATCAGGTATCGCGCGTGACCGGTTGCCCGGCGGCGCTCAGGTCTTGACCCAGACGCCGGCTTCGTCCACGTCCTCGACGGTGCCGGCCGCGGAGCGGGCGCCGGCGTTGTCGGTGGCGGAGACGGTCTGATCGTCTTCGATATAGGCGGCAGCGCCGATGTGGGTGCGGTCCACCGGGTCGGTAGCGCTGTTGTTCCAACGGAAGACGCCACGCTTGCTCTCACAGCGCAGGTCACCGTCGGCGCCGGCAGCGTTGTCGATGCTCTGCTCGGCACGGCCTCGGACCACCAGGGCGTCGGACTCGCTGCCGGGCACCAGGTAGCCGGTGGCGTTGAGCGCCACCAGGGCGCCGGCGAGGATGACGGTGGCGGCGGCCACGGGGTCGTTCAGTTGGCCCCCGAGACGCTCGGGGGTGTTGCGGGGTGCACTCAGGGACATGGGGCGCTCTCCTCGTCGGTTTCAGCCGTGGGCCGAGATCAGGCGGCTTTCGCGGCCTTGGTTTTCTTGAAATCCTCGGGTGCGACGCCGGTGGCCTTGCACACCGCCAGTTCCTCCTTGCTCAGCTCGCCAGCGGCCTCCTGCTCTTCCTGCGGCTGCTTGCCGTTAGTCTGGGTACCCTTGAGCGCGGCCAGCTCCGGGGCGTCGCCCAGGTAGGTCTTGAGGGCGGCCAGGCCCTGGCCGCGCAGCCAGTCGGCGGTGGCCTTGCCGGGGATCTGGCCGGACTCCAGGCCGTCTTTGATCAGGCGATCGATCTCCTCGGCGCCGGCGCTGGTCTTGAGGGCGGCGAGTGCGCCGGTGGCCTCGTCGTAGACCGCCTTGGGGACCCACTGAGCCGGGTCCGGGGTCGCGGCACCGCCGGCCTTGAGGGCGGCGATCTGCTGCTCCAGTCCCGGCACGCTGTCGGCCTTGGCCTTGAGGGCGATAACCGCATTCGATATCGGCTGACCGTCCTCCACGCCGAGCGCCTGGCGTACCTGGTTCACCAGATCGCCACGGGCCTTGAGGGCGACCATGGCCGCCTGGATCTGCTGGTCGGTGGCGTCTGCGGCCAGACCGAGCAGCTCAATCAGTTGTTCACGATTCACGCGTTTCTCCTGTGAGGTGGGATCAAGATCGAACCGGGCGGAAAGCGCGGCCACCGCCGCCATACCGTCCACGGCCGGGTAGTTGGTCAGGGCGACCTGGACCAGGTCCAGGACGTCGCCGGTTTGCGGGTCGTACGGCAGCACCGGCGACAGGAAGGCGTACTCGCCGGCATCGATGTAACCCTTGGCCCGGTCGGTCCAGCGCACCGGCGCCCACAGGCCGGAGCCTTCGCGGTACTCGATTGTCTGGGGGTCGATCCAACCGGCCGCCGGGGCCGGCTGGCCGTTGTCGTCGGCCAGCAGGGTCTGGTGCTCGTAATCGATGACGATGGGGGTCTGCCGAGTCCGAAGCCGGGCGATTACCCTGGCGGCGACCACGGGATTCAACTTCCAACCCGGCAGATTCTTGGGCCGACCGTCGCGGGCACGGAACAGGCCGTCGGGGGTGAGCTGCACGGCGCCGTCCGAGTCGGACAGCTGCAGGCTCAGCACCGCAACGGGGGTGCGCGGGTCGGTAGATTTGCGGGGGGTGGTCGCCATGGGTCCGCACTGTACGGACCCGGGCGCGGCGCGGCACGGTGACAGGGTGTCACTGTGCGGCGAGAGGGGTGAGTGGGATCAGGCTATCACAGCCCGGGACGCTGCAGCCAGCGGCCGGGCTCGGGGTGGTGTGGTAGTTTGATGGGCTTTGTCTGACGAGAGAGCCTCTGAGAGCCGTTCTACGGCGTCGAGGCGGTTGGCGGTGCGACGACCTTCGGAAAGGCCGGCGTCGGGTTTCGAAACGCTTTCCCGGGCGTCTCAGGCCCTACCCGAGCATGTAACGCTCCCCCAGGTCGTAGATCTCCTGCTCGCCGTCCTCGGAGAGGCCGGCAAAGGGTCGTGGAGGGATGCCTTTTTTGGTCTCCTCGTAGTCCTCGTCGCCGAAATTCTGCCGGGCGGCCTGGGGGTCGTTCCAACCCACCAGGGCGTAGTCGCTGCCGTGGTCGGTGGTTGGCTTGGCCATATCCCCTTCGCGCTGCAGAACCGGGTGGTAGTCGCCGCCGCGCCCGCCCTTGTCGACGGGGCGGTGGACGTAGGCCTCACTGGCAGCGTTGTGGCCCAGGGGCGTCCAGGGCTCGCCGGTGACCGGGTCGGACTCGTCCGCGAACGCTTGCTGGGCGGTGTCCTCCAGCACCCCGGCGATGTCGCGCATCAGGGGGGTGAGGTCGCCGAGGCGGGCCTGGAGGCGGGAAAGGTAGCGGGTGACCTCAGCGGATTGGAGCTCTACAGATACCGGCGCATCCGCCGGCCCCGCTCCAGTGCCGGCCCGGACAAATCGCCCTCTGGCATCGCGCTCAGGCACGCCGCTCCTCCTTTACGATCTCTCGCCAACGCGCGGCGTGTGCGATGATCTCCTCGCGCCCATCGCCGGCCGGCAGGTCTCCGGCCTCCCGTACCGGCCCCAAGGAGAGGTACTCGGGACGGTAGCGGTCTTCCGCCACGTCGACCGGCAGCAGCTCGGCCAGATCCACCGGGCGCAACGGGGCCGCCGGCCACGCCTCCAGCACCGTCCGCGCGGGCTCCACGTGGGCCGGCTCGCTGGTGTCGGCGGGCTGCACCAGCAGCCCGATCAGCTCGGACTCAACTTTCAGGGTGCGGTAGCGCCAGCGCATGGAGCAGCTCCTTCAGCCGGTTGGGATTGATCTGTTTCGGCCATTTGACCTCTATCGCTTCCAACTCGTAAACCAGTGCTTCGAGGCCCGTGCGGTGCATGCCATCGTACAACGCCCGGGCCACCTCCGCCTCGGTGGCCTGGATACCCCTGAGAGCAAGCCCCGTGCGGGCGTGGTCGATCTCGGCGCGCAGACCGGCCAAGTGCCAGGGGGCCAGTTCCGGGCGGTGCTGTTCTTTCGCCCGGAGAAAATCCGCCTTGACTTGGCGCATGACGGCGGTATCGGCCCAGTCTAAGCCACTGTCGAACAGGGCGCGGATCTCCGCCAACTCATGGGCCAGCACCGCCGACCCGTGTAGGCCGCCGGCGCTGATCATGCGCGCAATATCCGGGTTGCCCAAGGCCTGACTGTAGGATAGCACCTGACGTAGTGCGGCAGTGTCCCCCAATAGCGCCGGGGCCACACCGGCGGCGCGGGCCTGGGACGTCAGGGCTTGAGCGTCGGCCGGCCGGGGGCCACGGCGGCGGCGCAGCAGGTCGAGCAAGGGCTTGGGCAGATCGATACCCAGGTGCTCGGCCTGCTTGCGCAGCCGCTCGGAAAGGTCGCCGGGGCCTTTTTGCCCCGGGTTGTAGCTCCACCCCGGGTCCGGCAGCAGCACGTCGCCGGTAACCGGGTCGGTCCATTTGACGCCGGGGCGCTCGATCACCTCTCCGGTGGATTTGTCCACGCCCACCTGCTGCATGACCTGCTCCAGTTGCCCTTCGGAGCTGGAGACTACCAGCCCATGGCGCTTGACGTAGGCCTCGGAGAGCGCACGCACCCGGCAGCGGCAGCCCCAGCCGTTGGGGGGGTAGAGCCAGTTCCAGATAGGGTCGTCCCATCTGAATATTTTCCCGTTGAGCGCGGCGTGATCTGGACGGGTACGGCTGTCCATGACCGCGATGTACTGCCAGTAAGGGCGAGACTTGGCCCGCTCTACTTGCTCGCGGTAGCGCCCGGCGTTGTAGGCGGTGCGCTTGTTGGTGCGGTAAATGGTTTTCAGCCGGTGGATCGATCCAAGCCGGACGATGCGGCCGTCCTCCAGCTCCGTCTTGCCCCACCAGCCGGCCTTTCTGAGGCGCGGCTCCAGCTCCTGGAGGAACTCCCGCTCGGTCATGCCGTCGCGGTAGATCTTGCCTACCTCGGCGGCCACGTCCTTGAGCAGGTCGAGGCGGGCCAGGTGGGCGACGGTGAATTTGCGGGCATGGGCCTCTTGCCAGAGCTCCCACCAGTCGCCGGTGACCTGGTAGCCCTTGGCTTCGAACCAGGCGACGATCTCTTTCGGCTGCAGGCGAAAGACGGCGGAGAGGTCTAGATCAGGCATCTCTCATCAGTGCCTGGGCCAGTGCGTCCAGCGGCCGACCGGCGCTGTTAGGGGTGCCTACTTGGAAATGACCGCAACCGATCCCGTCGTGAGCGCACATCGGGCGCCGTTTTACGCACGCGGGAGCATCCCCAGGCAGCGGGTAGGGGTAGGTACACGTATACCCCAGCCCGTACATCACGCGCCCGCTCTTTGCGCGCACCGGCCGTGCCGAAGCATCCCAGTAGCGACACCAGCCGCAGGACGGCAGCAGATCCATCATGGCGCGGTGGCCTGGAAGTGCATGGCATCCCGGCCCCAGAAGGCGCCGGCGGAGAGCCAACCTTCGCGGGCGAAACACTCCATGACCTCAATAGGCATGCTTGAGCGTACCGGCCAGGCCGATCTATTACGATTTCTGGCGGGGTCCAGGTCGATGGCGCAGCGCCAGGCGTGCAGGCTCCAGGCCCGGGCGCCGCGCATCCGGCGGGGGTTGTAGAGGCCGGCGTAGGTGAGGATGCCTGCGGCCCGGCGGGACTTTTCGTCGGGGTAGACCTCGGCCAGGCGCTCGAAAGCGCGTTGCAGGCTGTCGGCGCAGCGTGCGTGGGCTGTGAGACTGCGCACCGGGGTGTTGCCGTAGTAGATCGCGAACGGCAGGCGGAAGTTTTTGCCCGGCGGGGTGTAGCCGCGGGGTACGCCGTGGGGACCGTAGAATTGGTCGAATGCCCGCGTGCCCTGGTGCGGAAAAGGGTTGTCGTCGGGCATGAGACGGCGCAGATGGGCCTGGCAGGCGGCGATGGACTTCGGCCCCCAGAACCCGTCCGGAATCGTGCCGACACGCTCTTGTATGCGGATGATCTCTTTTCGCTTCATGTCTCGGCCTCCTGGTCGGCTTGAATCTGTCCCCACAGCTCGGAGATGAAAATCATTTTCGCCAGCTGCTCCTCCAGCTCCGCCCCGTCCATCTGCGGGTAGAGCCCGGCCAAGTGGGCCAGCAACGCCTCCTCGCCTTCTGCGGCGGCGGCCATCAGGGCGGCGGGGGCGGCCCCTTCGCCCAGGATCGGTGCCAGCAGGGCCTCGGCCTGGCGCTGGAGGGCGGTGGGGTCGGGGGGCTGGAGCGTGTCCAGGGACTGCTCGGCAGGGTCGGTAGGCTTGGTCTCGCCCTTGAGGGCCGCCGTTTCCGGCGGGGCCGCCGGCGCCTTGGCGGCGGGGCCGAGCACCGGCTCGCCCTTGCCTGCCTCCGGGATCTTGGTCTTGTCGTGGAACCAGCGCTGAGAGATGCGGGCGCCCATCTCGACGAAGATGGGCAGGGTCTCTGCCAGCAGCTTGAAGTCTTCCGCCTCGCCGGTGTCGATATAGAACCGCGGTGCCCGGCGCCGGTCGGTGATACCAAAGTTCATGGCCGCCATGGGCCAGAGGATGTAGCGGCGAATGGAGCCGGCATGCTGGCGGCAGTCGCTGGATACCAGGCTCTGGAGCCCCCGCTCGTGCACCTCGCCCAGGGCGTAGGCGCCGGCGCCGGCGTCGGTGCCGGTGGTCAGGGTACCGCCGAGGATGGCTTTGCTTTTGGATCGTTCGCACCATTCGAGCATTACCGAGTAGAGGTCCTGGGTACTGTTGGCCGCGTCCAGGTATTCGATCTCCATCTCACGCGGGATGATGCCGGCCGCCGAGTGGCCCAGGCTGGTGACCGCCTTCAACAAGGTCGCTTTCTCCTTGTCGGTGGCGTTGGCGGGGTAGCGACCGAGCCGGGCCGGGATGCCCAGCAGCTCCAGCAGCTCGGCCAGGTCGCCCAGGGCGTAGTTTTGGAACAGGTAGGGCCACGCCAGGGTACGCATCAGGCCCAGGCGAGAGAGGTAGCCGCTCTTGGCCTTGTGCCGGTGCTCGATCCACCCCAGTGGCCACAGCTCGGCGCCGAAGGCGGAACCGTCGCGCAGACGCAGCCGGTTCTGGTCTTCGGGGTCCAGCCGGAACCAGCCGTGGGGCCTATGGATGGGCTGCTCTATCACCCGGGTATCGCCCTCGCGGTCCCAGGGCAGCTCCAGGTTGACCCAGCCGTGGCCGATGCCGTCGCCCAGCTCGATGATCAAGTCTTCCACCTCCAGCCCGGAAAACGCCTCGGCGGCCTGATCGGCGGCCTTGCGCTCGGCGCGGTTGGCGCCGTCCGGCGGGACGATCTGCCACTCCAGCTCCGCCGCGGCCAAGCGGCGCTTGCCCAGGTCCGATTGGATCTGGGGGTCCTTCTCCTCCATGTCGGCGTACAGCTCGTGCTGCGCCTTGATATCGCCCTGTTCTGCGCTCTCCAGGATCTGGTAGAGCCGGGCAGGCGTGAGGCCCTTGGAGGGGTGCTCGGCAAATTCGCGCTTGAGCTGGCCCACCATGGAGCGCTGCTCGGCCTGGTCGGTCTGCTGCTCGGTCACAGCCTGATCGGCGGCGGGGCCGAAGAGGCGGCGGACGAGGGATTTTATGGTTACTGCCATGGGGTCTCTCCGAATGCTGCGCGACTCATATCCACCGCCAGCGGTAGAACCTGGGGTGCCCACAGGCGAACCAGGCAAGCGTTTTGATGGCCATGCAGCGAGGCCAATACCGGTCGGAATTGGCATCCATCTCCCACAGGTCCTCGCCTACGTCGATCTGGCGAATGTGCAGACCGGGCCCGCGGGTCACCATGCGGCGCCTCCGAAGCTCAGGCCGCCGGTGTCGGCGGGGTTGTCGGGGTTGTCGTCGTCAGCCCGTCGGCCGCCGGTCCAGGAATCACTCCGGGGAGCGCTTTCCCATTCGGAAGACCACTCCGGATCGTTGGCCGCCTGCAGGCCGAGAAAGCCGCTCCAGGCGCGGTCGGCGTGGCTGTCGGTGGCCTCGTCGGACTCGGCCAGGAAGCGGGGGGCACCGGTCTCGGTCTGGATCTTTTTCAGGGAGTGCAGATCGGCCCGCAGCCTGGGGTCACCCTGGGGGATGCGGCAGGTACGGTCTTGGAACGCCTCTTTGCCGACCCGGGCCAGCAGGTGTTTATTGGGGCCGGTGAACATGATCCCTTCCACCCGGTGCTCGCCGTAGCGACGCTGGGCGTCTTCCACCGGCTTTTCGCCCATGCCGGTCTGATCCATGCAGAGGCGGACCACGCGGTATTTGTCCATGATGCGGTCCAGCTCCGCGTCCTGCTCGGCAAAGCTGGCGCCCTTGAGGATGCTGATCTCCCGGGTCCAGAGCACGTCGCCGATCTTCTCCCACACCCAGGCGACCCAAAGATCGTGCTTGCGGGCGATGTCGTTGCCGACGTAGCAGGGGCCACCCTGGTACTGCTCGGGGTCGCCGGCCTGTTCGTGCTCTACGGTGGATATCAGGTCGTAGGGGAGCCAGGCTGAGGCCTCGTCGAGCCATTTGAGCTCGTACTCCTGCTGCCAGGCGTCGGCGTCGTCCAGGCCTTCTCGCAGCTCTTCGATGTCGCGCTCCAGACCGTCTTCCACGGCCTGGTAGATATCGGTCTGATGGCGGCTCCACACCTTGGACTTGCCGGTCACCAGGTCATAGAACTTATTGCTTTTGCCGTTGGGGGTGCTGGTGATGCGGATCTTGAAGCCGGCGGAGATGACCGGGAACAGCGCCTTCCAGATCGCTCGGCTGTCTTGGTGAAACGCGAACTCGTCGAGATAGACGTTGGCGCTGAAGCCGCGGGCGGTGTCGGGGTTGGCGGGTAGGCCGATGATGCGCGAGCCGCCGGGCAGGATCACCTCCAATTGCTTGTAGGTCTCGCCCTTTTCGGTCTCGAACTCCCCCTCGATCTCATGCACCGCCAGGCTGTAGGCCTTGCAGTGGGTCTTGACCGCTTCCATGGCCTCGCGCGCCTGGCGCTCGCCGCGGGAGAGGATGACCCATTTGGTGCGCTTGCCCTGGGATTCGGCCTCGAAGCAGTCGTCTACGATCTCCAGCGTCGTGGTAAAAGTCTTGCCCGTCTGGCGGGCGAACATGCCGATCTTGAAGCGGCTGCGATCCAGAAACCACACCCGCTGGTAGCGGTGCAGGGGCACGGCATGGCGGCGGCTGGGGTGGTGCTTGCCGGGGGTGTCGCGGATCTCAGGGCGCATCGTCGGGACCATCCACGATGCCGTAGACCTCTTCGCGGATGCGGCGCAGGGTCTCGGGGTCCAGGGTGCGGGCGCCGCCTTGGGCGTCTTCGTGCTCCATTTCGCGCAGCTTGGCGGCGGCCTCTTCGGCGGCCTCTTCGGCGGCCTCCGCCTTGATCTTGGCCCGCGTCTCCACGTCCATGCGGCTGGACATGGCGATATCCTTCAGCGCCCGAGCCAGCCAGGCGACCTCTTTGCCGTTGATGTCTTCGTCGTCGGACATTTGGCCGGCCGCCTGGAACGCCAGGGTGCTGAGTACCTGGCGGGTGAGCTGGGCCACGTCGCCGTTGTCCGGCAGCTGCTCGGCCCAGACCGAGGCGAGCTGCTGGGCCTGGCGGTAGTGCTCCATCTGGCGCTCGACGCTGGCGCGGTAACGGCCGAGGCTGGAGCGGCTGGGGATTTCGTCCTCCGGCAGGTCGATCTCGCCGGCCACCCGCTCGGCTTCGGCGTGGATCTCGTCTACCGTCCACCCGGCGCGGATGGCGGCGTCAACCGCCTCGCGCAGGGCGTCAGGGGCGGACCGGACTTTGGAGCGGCGGCCCATGGCTCATCAAGCGCCGGGCAGCGGGCGGGCGACGCCCGGCACGACGGCGCGGCCGGCGGCTGCGTCCTGCCCGCGGGAGGTAAGGGTGGCGATGCGGATGTCCTCGATCTGCTGTACCTGCACCAATCCTTGTTCGGCGAGCCAATTCAGGTCACCGGCCACCGCGTCTAGACTGGCCGGGTACCCTCTGCCGCCCAGGGCCTCGCGCAGCACCAAGTGATTGACCTGGTATCCGGCGCTTTCGCTCAGCAGCGAGAGGATCTCCAGGCGGCGGTGCTCCCTGGCGTATTGGTCGAACCCGTTCATTTTTGTTTACCGTTGAGCAGATAGCTGTGGATCAAGTCCAGGGTGTTGGCCACCCGTTCGAATTTTCCGTCCAGTGAAGACACCGCCTTATCTACACCGTCGATCCGGGCATGTATCCGGCCTACATCGGCGCGACTGGGGGCCGTCTCTTGCTTGGCCTCGATCCGCGTCAAGCGGTTGCCGTGGCTGTCCAGGCGCTCGTCGACATCGTCTTCGAGCGTTTGAATCCGCTCGTTGGTGACCCGGTTGCGGTTGCCCAGCCAGACGTAGATGCCGATGGCAGCGGTGACCAAAACTTGCGCCACGTCGAGCCAGAACTTCCAGGCGGTGTAGTCCATGGGCTATTCCGGCGGCAGACGGTCGAGCGTGGCCGGTGCCCGCCGAATCGGCCGCTCGGCGCGCACGCGGCCGTAGACGGCCAGGCCGCCGCCGGCCAGGCCGCCGACGGCCAGCAGGATGTCGGTCAGGGCCGCCTGGTCCACCTCCAGGCCCCACAGGGAGAGCACGGCGGCCAGGGCGGCGACCAGGCCGCCGAGGACGCCACGGGATTGGTACCAGGATTTGGCCGGCTCGTAGGCGGGTACAGTCATGGGTGGTCTCCGATTCGGTTGCGCGTCAACCGCTCTTCGCGGCGTGGATGGCCTGGTACACGGTACGCACCGTGCCGCGGTCCAGCTCTTTTGCCTCTTCGCTAAGCTGCTCGTAGGGCACCATCAGCTCCTCGCCGCTCTCCAGTTGCCGGCTGGTAACACCGGCCGCGCGCTTGGCGGCCATCCAGCTCTCGTGCACCTGGGCGGATACGACTTCGATGTCGGGCAGATTCATGATTTTGTCTCCGATTATTTAATCACGGCATGCCCTCCCACAGGTTGCGCTCCCAGCGAGCGCGGCTCTTGGCTTTGGCGTGCCAGTCTTCAATCAGGTGCCGTACCCAGTCCCGCAGCTCGGCGGGGACCTGCGCCAGGGCCGCCCGGCGCTCGGCTTTGGGCAGAGCTATGATCTCGGCGGCGTAGTGGCGCGGGCGCTTGGGCAGTGTGGCGGAGGTGACTGGCCGCTCCATACGGGGCCAGTGTGGGGGATCGGCGGGAGAGTCGGCACGGTGACAGGGTGTCACTGTGCATTGGAGTGGTGAGATGGTGTCAGATTACCCCGCGCCTTGCCGGGAGGCAAGCGGGTCGAATTTTCGGGTTAATTCAAGAAGGGCGCGCAGTGGCGAAAAAAACACCCCAATGGATGGAAAACCCACGTCAGTGGGCCCCCGCCGATGAGCGCATTGTCCGCCGGCTATGGAACGCCGACCGGCTCAGTGGGTTGGCGGGGCCGAAGATTTCAAAGCGGCAAATGAGTCACGTCTCCGGCGCCACTCGCCGGCAGGACTGGCGCGACGGGCAGTTGATGCTGTGGCTCTCCCGGTGCCCTGCCGCCTCGCCGCTGGCGAAACGCATCGCGCTGAGGTTGGCGCATCCGGGGTACCGAGCGTAGCGGGGCTAGCTTTTGGTCCTCATGCTTCCGTGGCGCCTAGCCAAAGCGTCGTTGATGATCCATTTGAGGCCGAGGGCGAAGACGGCGACGAAGATCACCACTGAAATGCCCATGGCGCGTACATCGTCGTCCAAGACTAGAGGGACTGCCGACGATCCGAACAGCACTACAAGCCAGATCAGGAGGTTTCTCAGGGTTTTCATGGGTATCTCCGGTGGATTCGCTTCCAGCTCGAATTATAGTCTTTTCGGTCGCCGCGCTTTGTAGGATATCGCCCATAACGCAGTAGGCAATAGACCCGGTACGTTGTGCGGCCGATCCAGCGCCAGGTGTGAATCACGTCTATGGCGCGCATTACTTTTTCTCTTTGCGCCGTTTTTCGACCTCTTCGGCACCTGGGTAATCGAGGTCGTCCGGGCTGTATTGCAGGCCGTAGCGGCTGAGCACAGTTTGTGCGCCGAGGTATTCGGCGTAGTCCGGGAAACACTTCGCGGCCTGGCGGTGGAACCAGGTCAACTCCTCTTCGTCGGCGTTTTTTAGGTAGTCGCGGAGCCAGAGAAAAAAACTCTTTAGTTTTTCCGGAAATTCACCCGCTTCGTACCCAGCCCCCTCTTCCGCGACCTTTGTCTCTCCCGTCAAGATATATACAATATTAAATCCCATCTCTAAAAGTGCAGATAACTGCACCGCAGTGGGCGAAGACTTGCCCTTCTCCCAATCGACCAACGTGCGCCGCCCTATCCCGCAGGCTGCCGCCAGCTTTGCCTGGGTCAGGTGCAGTCTTTCGCGCTCCTCTTTAATTCTTGGGCCGATCACGAACAGTAATTTGCACTCTTATTGTTGACTATGCGCGGATATCTGTGCATAATTCAAACTGTGTTGAGTCTTCCATTTTAGATTACGCCATAGGCAAGGGTTTTTCGATGCCAGAAAATTCCGATATTGCTGTAAGGCAGATCCGCGCAAAGCTGATCGGCGCGGGATCAAGCCTGAATGCATGGGCCAAGTCGCGGGGCTACAACCCGCGCACGGTATATCTGACGGTCGACACCTGGGCCGGCCGCACGGACCGCCAACCACATGGCGGGACGGCACAGCGAATCATGTCCGACCTGCGCAAAGACCTGGGCGCCGAGGTAGTGCCGGAGGTGGTGGCCGAGCGGAGGGACGCGGCATGAGCGCATCTTTGCATGCTCGCGTTACCGACCGGCTCAAGGTAGCGCTAAACATCAAGAGCGATAGCGCGCTGGCTGCCGAACTATCTCTTTCGAGAAATGCCCTGGCGAACCGTAATGCTCGCCATTCGCTGCCCTGGAACGCGATCGTCGATCTCGCCTTGCGCAAAGGCATCAGCCTAGACGCGCTGGTCCGCGAAAAATCGCCGTTGCTTCCCGAAGAACTCAACCCCGAACTGGCTGCCACCCAACGCGTTTTAGCCGCCTGGTGGAAACAGGCCAGCAAGGATGAGCGCACTTGGATGCACGTATCGATCGAGAGGATGTGCAACCCACCCCGGAGACCCCAATGACCACCAAAGACAAATCAAGACTGCCGATCAATCCTGCTGCCTGGGCCGAAATGCCCGCGCAGCAGCGGCGCGATTGGGTACGCCGACATACGCAGGAGCACTGCTTGTCTGCGCACACCGTGTATATGCGCCTGCGCAGCCTGGGCTGTCAGTCGTCGCGCGGACAGAAGAAGTCGCGAATCACGTCGGCATGAATTGTAAGCGCCTCCATTACTCTTGGATCGCCTTGCTTTGCTGTGGCTTCAATCGCTTCGAGACGGCCAAGCAGGGCGCAGGCGTCAAGCGCCTTGGTGGTTACCAGCAGTGTGATGACTTCGTGGACCAGGATCTTCAGCGCTTCCAACTCCGCCTCGTCATCAGTAAAGCTTTCATTTGTTATTTCAGTCATGGGAACCCCCTTGGTGTTGGGAAAAAGTCGCCGCTTCCATCCTATCACCGGGGTGGGTTCCCGCCCTATTTGCGTCGAAGCCGTCACCCATCCCTGGAGCCTCGGCCCGGCCCGCGCGTCCGGCGCGGTCGTTCGGAGCTGTGCGCCCTCGCTCCTCACCCCGGAGACCCTCAATGACCGACATCACTGCCCACTGGACACCAAAATCGCAAGTCGCCATCAGCGTCGGCCCCGCGCTGCTCTTGCTGCAACCGCAGGAGGCGACCGAGCTGGTCGATGCCATGGAGAGCGCTGGAGAGTATGCCCACGCGGGCAAGCTGGAAGTCAGCCGCAACCCCTGCGGCTGGGCGCTGCTGGTCAGGCCGGCATCGCTGCATCTGACCGCGGCCGAGGGCGCGGTCCTGATCTGGGCCGTCAAGCGGGCTTTGTCGGCAGGTCAGACAGAGGAGGCGGCAGCATGAGCCCGAATCCGACCCAAAACGCCCAAATCGCCACCGCGCTGGATGATCTGCTGTATGCCTGTGCCGAGCTGGCCCGCTCGGGCTGCACGGTCAAGCTGGCTCGCACAGATCCGCAGATGGGTCGGCCGGTGGTGGAGATCGAGCCGCCGCCGCGGTCGGCGCAGCTGGACGGCGAATTCAAGTGCAAGACCCCTACGTCTACCACCCTGGAAGCCGAGGTGCAGGGCTGCCGGGTGCGATGGACTCAACCTACCGGAGACGCCCAATGAGCGACACCGCTGTGCGCTGCCTGGACCCCGACGCCATGCCCCACGCCGGACCGGAGACGATCGGCGCCGAGCCCCCCGGCACCTCAGAGCATACCCCGGCCTATACCGCCGAGCTGATCAGAGCGGCCCGGGCCGAGGCGCTGGAGCTGTGGCCGAATTTCAGCGTCACGCCGGAGCAGGTGGAGATCCTGCTGGACGCCGCCCTGGCCAAGGCGGCCCGGGACCTGGACGCGGGCCGCGAGGTGCATCTGGAGTACCTGGGGCGGCTGCGGCGGCTGGAGCTGTCGGACGGGCCGCTGGTGATCTTCAGGGCCGATCCGGATCGGCTGGAGGTGCTGTGATGAGCGGGTCTTTCGTGATCCCTTGGACGGCTGAGGAGGACGCCGCGCTGGTGCGGCTGCGCGACCATGAGGGCGGGCAGTGGGCGCAGATCGGCCGCCTGCTGATGATGGCGCGGATTTCCCCCACCCGGCGCAGCGCCCAGGCCTGCAGGATGCGCTGGCGCGTCCTCAAGGGGCTGCGGGCGGGACCCGGCGCCCGCAACGAGTGGTCCCGGGCCGAGGATGCTGCACTGCTGCGGTTGCGCAAACAGGGCGCGACCTTCGCGGAGATTGCCGAGCAACTGCCGCGCATCCCAGGTAGGCCCCGGCGCTCGGCGGTCGCCTGCCAGCAACGCTGTCATGCGCTGGTGGGCAACACCAGGGGGCGAAAACACGAGCAGCACATACACGTGCCCGCACCGACGGACATACAACAACTGGCCGCTCACCTGCCCTGGGGCGGCGACCAAACCCCGTATAGGAGCACCGTTATGAGCCGCATCAAACCGATAGACCAGATCCGCCGTGCGTTGTCCGGCGGGGAGCCCATGAGCGTCGCGCAGCTGCTGGAGGCGACCGAGATCAGCGACCGCCGGACCGTGATCAAGCGGCTGTGGCACCTGCGCAAGCGTGGCGAGGTGGTGGTGGCGGAGGATGTGGACGCGCGTGGCAATCCGCTGCATCAGGCGACCGACCGGCTGTGCTGGGATGTCAAGCCCAGCGCCGAGACCCATCACCAAAGATCCGTGCACTACGACGTGGATTTTTTGGGGCGCCTGGAGCAGGCGGAAAACGCGGCGACCGAGGCGCTGGAGGAGTACATCGAGGGCCTTGAAGACCCCCTGTTGAGCCGTCTCTACGGCGCGGCGCTGCACGCCCGCGGGGCTGCATTGATTTGCAGGGAGGGGTAGGCAATGAGCGACCTGAGAGACATCGAGCTGGCGGCGGAGGATCACCGGCGCGCGCGGGACGCGTTGGAGAAGCAGCTCAGCGAGCTGGAGGAGCAGACCCGCACCCTGCAGAAAGAGCACCTGCCGCAGATTCGCGCCGCCCACGCCAAGGCCAAGGAGAGCCAGCTTGCCCTGGCGCAGTTTATCGAGGACGGCCGGGAGCACTTTGCCAAGCCCAAGACGCGGATCGTTCACGGGCTGAAGCTCGGCTACCGCAAGGCGCCGGATAAGTGGCAGTGGCCCAGCGACCTGAAGCTGGTGGCGTTGATCCGTAAGCACTGCACGCCCGACCTGGCGGAGACCCTGACCGACACCAAGACCACCCCGGTGAAGCCGGCCATCAAGAAGCTGAGCGAGTCTTTGCAGCGCAAGCTGGGGATCTTGATCCGCAAAGGCTCCGACGAGCTGGTGATTGACCCGGTTGAGGGGGAGCTGGAGCGGCTGATGCAGGGGTTGCTGGGGGATGTGCGGGCGCAGGTGGAAGCCGATGACTGAGCACATCAAGGCCGCCGAGCGGGTGTTCATGGTGCTGGATGTACTGCTGAATTTTCCGGCCGCCGGCCTGTCGCCGTCGGAGGTGGCCCGGGCGGCGCAGATCAGCCCGCCGGCCGCTACCCGCTCGCTGCAGACGCTGCTGCGGGTGGGGTGGGCGGAGCGGGTGGAGGCGACCGGCCGGTGGCGGCCGAGCGTCTCTCGGCTGCGGCAGATCGTGACCGCCACCCAGGTGGATTTCGACAACACCGAGGCCCGGCTGCGCGAAGACAAGGCGCGGATCGGGATCGATTAGAGGGTATTGAGATGGCCAGACCAAAAGGCAGGACACCGACGCCGGTGGAGATTCCCGAGGAGCAGCAGCAGGCGCTGGTGGAGGCGGATATTCGGCAAAAGGCGGGGGATCTCGCGCTAGCGAGAATTACGGAGGCCGCCGACGTGTTACAGGCCGCCGGGCGCATCCAGGCGGCGGAGCTATACGCAACGGTTTCGGATCGGTTGATAGCCGAAACGTACCAAAAGATAAAAGAAACAAAGGGTTATCTTGGATTGCCCTACAAGGACGCCGACGGAAAATTCGCAACTGTTTCGGGTTTGGAGGAGTTTGCCCGGGTTTTCTTGGGTAAATCCGCCAGGCGTTGTCAGCAGCTTTCCGAGAACCTGCATCTGCTCGGGCCGGCTCTGTACGAACAGGCAGAGGCGGTCGGGTTTAAGACCCGGGATTACACGGCGCTGAAGGCCCTTCCCTCGGACGATCAGCAGGCAGTTATGGCGGCCCTGGACTCGGAGGACAAGGACCAGGCCCTCGGCACGCTGTGCCAATTGGTCGCCCGCCACGAGCAGGCGCGCCAGTCGGCCGAGAAGGCCAAAGCAAAAGCCGAGAAGGAGCGCGACGAGCGCAAGGCGGATTACGACGCGCTCGGGAAGGTGGTGGCCGACAAGGAGACCACCATCCAGAAGCTCCAGTCCGGCGACCTCAAGCCCGCCGCCTTGGACGAACAGATGCAGCAGTGGCCGGCGCTGGCGGGGTATCTGCTGGGGGAGATCTCGCGGCAGCTCGCCCAAGTCGATCTGATGATCGAGACGGCCGCCCAGTTGGAGAAGCCGGACGAGGGCACGCCGGAGTGGGACGCCTTCTTGCGCGGGATGCAGCTGCTGTCCGACAGCCTGGGTCCGGGCCTGGTGGAGCGTATCGACTACGCCCAGGGGATCTATCACAAGCTGGGGCGGGATATCGACGTGTGGCTGGGGGCGCAGGAAGAGGCACTGGAGGCACGGGCACAGGAGGCGCTGGACGGGCTGCCGGTGGCCGGCGATACCATCAACTGAGGTGCACCATGACCGCCACGACATCACAAATCAAATTCTGCATCGAGTGCTGTAACTGCGGATGGACCGGACAACCCGAGGAGCAGCGCCTGGTGCCGTCGGCGTCACTGGCCAAGATGGGTGTATCCGGGCACGACCACGTCTGCCCGAAGTGCGGGCACGACGATTTTTACCGCCGCGTAATACCGCAGCCCCAGCGCGTCGGTGACGCCGTCATCAACCCGGTGGCGGGTTGCTCCCACCAGGATCGCGACGGCACCTGCAGCCACCCGGACCGCGTGTTGCCGGAGTGCCACGACGGGTGCTGCCCGCGGTTGCCGGAGACACTGCGGTTCCGGGCCGAGCAAGATTTTGTGATCCGAGACGTCACCGAGACCGACACGACCTGGGACCTCCATCTGGGTGATGGCACCTGGGTTTCCGCCTCCAAAGAGGAGTACCCAGTAGCGCCGGAGATGGGCGATATCGTGACCCTGCTGCTGCCCAAGGTTGTGCAAATCGTTACCCCCTAGGAGACGACATGAGCGCGATACGAAAGATCGACCGAAAAGGCAACATCCAGTATGAGGGCACGCTGTACGGGGCTTACCCCGGCCTGGCAGGGCAGCGGGTTCAGGTTGCGCATAATCCGAACGACGTGCGCGGCTCCTGGTGCTCGATTGTGGTGTGCGACCCGGACTCCGGAGAGGAGATCGGCATCCTGAGTGCATACGAGACCCGCGATTTTTAGGACCCAAACATGCCCCAAGTCAACCCTGAAATCGTCCGTTATTGGCACGACCTGGCCCAAAAGGTGACTGCCGCCGGACGTGGTGAGCAGACCCGCCTGGTGCACCAGGCAGCCAAGGCGAACGGCATCAGTCCGCAGACGGCGTATCGGCGGCTACGGGACTATGGGGGGTGGCAGAGTGGGCGCAAGCAGCGCCAGGACGCGGGCAAGAGCGCCTTGAGCGACGAGGCGCTGGATACGATCGGGGCGATTTATCGGGAGGGGCAGCGGGAGAACGGGAAGCAGATCACGACCATTGCGGGGTGCTGCTCTATCGTCGAGGAGAGCGGGATCGAGGTGCCGGTCTCGAATCAGCAGGTGGCCCGACGGATGCGCCAGGAGCGCATGGACCGCAAGGGGCGGGCGCAGGCGGAGCATTTTGTGCAGATGCGTTCGGAGCATCCTAATCACGTGCACCAGATCGACCCGTCGGTGTGCGTGGTGTATTACCTGCAGGGCCGGCAGTTCATTATGCGAGACAATGAGTTCTATAAAAATAAGCTGGATAAGTATGCAAAGGTCAAACTGAAGGTTTGGCGTTACGTGCGCACGGATCACGCCTCCAGCGTGATCGACGTGCGCTATTTTGAGGCGGCGGGCGAGTCGCAGGCGTTGACGTTCGAGTTTTTGTGCTGGACCTGGGGCCGGCAGGCGGGGCGCACCGGGCACGGAGTGCCGCGGATCCTGGTGTGGGACAAGGGCTCGGCCAATATCGCCCACGGGGTGCAGCGGCTGCTGGGGTCGCTGGACGTGCGGGCGATAGAGCACGCGACAGAGCGCTCCAACGTCAAGGGACAGGTCGAGGGAGCGCAAAACATCGTCGAGCGCAATTTCGAGGCGCGGCTGCGGTACGAGCCGGTGGATACGGTGGAGGAGCTGAACGCGGCGGCGGTGGCGTGGTGCGAGGCGTGGAACACCAACTCGCTGCGGCGCATCGACAGCCGCCTGCGCCGGCCTGGAGCGCAGCCCTACGTGCGGGCCGAGCTGTGGATGAAGATCCGCCCGGAGCAGCTGCGCGAGCTGCCGCCGCGCGAGGTGTGCGCCAAGCTGCTGGAGGGTAAGCGGATAGAGCGGGTGGTATCGCCGCAGCTGCGGGTCTCCTACCGCCACCCGGCCGCGCCTCACAGTTTGCAGTACGACCTGCGCAGCTGCGAGGGCGTACACCGAGGCGACCGGGTTGAGCTGGCGCCGCTATTGATCGGCGCCGAAGGGCAGAGCTGTGCGGTGCGCCTGCGTTGGACCGATCTGACCGGCGAGGAGCAGACCTGGCGCCTGGCGCCGATCGAGGCGCTGGACGAATTCGGCCAGCCGCTGCAGGTGGCGGTCTGGGGCGAGGAGCACAAGGCCCCGCCCAAGCGGGCCGCCGAGCACACCGCCGACCGCTTGGAACAACTGGCCTATCCGCAGCAGACCACCACCGAGGCCCGGGACGGGGAGGACATCCGCACCGCCGCCCGCAAGGCGCGGCAGAAGCAGGTCACCCCGTTCGACGGCAAGCTCGACGCCGTGAGCCATCTCTCCAAGATCGAGACCCCTACCTATATAGATAGGCGCGGCACCGAGATCCCCGCCGAGGCGCCGGAGGACCGCACCGCGCCCGTGCCACTAATGCGTGCCCTGAGCCGCCTGGCGGATGCCTGGGGCCGCTCGCTGAGCCCGCAGGAGTACCAGTGGCTGAGCGGGCGCTGGGCCGAGGGGATGCCGGAGGGGGAGCTGGAGCGGCTGTGCGCCGGGGGTGAGGTGGAGACCCGCGGGGCGGGGTTGGAGGTGGTGAGGTGAGCGAGCGCAGCGAGCTGGACAAGTTGATCGAAGCGGTTGCTGGCTGCCGCTTCATCCCCGTCACCAAAAAACCGTATCCGCAAGGTATGGACTTTGTTGGCCTGCGATTCACCGAGGCAGAAGGGTTAGACGGCATCCAGCACTGTTTGGACGACGGGTCCGGAACCACCGGCCTGGAAGGTTGGGTTACGCATTGGTTTCCAACCCCGCCTATTGATGAGTTTATGTGAGCAGCGCAATGACCGACAAATCCAAAATCCTAGACCGCATCCGCAAGTGCCTGGCCCTGGGCAAAAGCGCCAACGAGAACGAGGCGGCGACCGCCCTGCGCCAGGCCCGCAAGCTGATGGATCAGCATGGGCTGACCGAGGCGGACGTGGACACCGCCCAGGTAACTCAATGGGTTGGCGAGATCGGCCGGCGGAATCAGCCGCCGCTGTGGCTGCATCGCTTGGCGCTGGTGATCGCCGACACCTGGGACTGCGTCCTGATCTACGACCAGGGCACACCCACGCACTACGGCCTGGTGCGATTCATCGGCGTGGGCGCAAAACCGGAGCTTGCCGCCTACACCTGGCAGGTGCTGTCCCGTCTGTTGGAGCGCTCCCGGGCCGCCCACGTGCGCGGCCTGCGCAAGGGATTGAAGCGCCAGACCAAAGTCCGTCGCGGCGACCTCTATGCAAAAGGGTGGACTTACGCCGTTTACGAGAAGGTGGCCGACCTGGCGGGCAACAACGAGAAGGACAAGGCGCTGATTGATGCTTGGCTGCGGCAACAGGGTGTGCGGACCCAAAAGACGGCAGCTAGAGACACCGGCAAGGGCCTGCGCCAGCATGATACCGGCAGCTTCGTCGCCGGCCGAAGCGACGGCAGTCAAGTGCAACTGTACCGGCCGATCCAGGAGAGCGGGCGGCAACAGAGTTTACCCCGGAGATAATCATGCCAACCGACCTAACCTACTGGTGCTTTTTCCCCGCCCAACTCGACGCCCCGCTGCAAGCATGGGCCGCCGCCCGCTTCGGCGACGACACCGACCAGCAGCAGCGAGCCCATCGGGCTGCCGCGCTGGTACTGGATTTCCTGCGTAGCGATCAGGCGCTGGATGCCGGATTGCGCAAGGAGCCCCGGCCGGAGAAGGCGCCATGATCCGCCTCAAGAAGATTTTGCAGGACCTTAGCGTCTCCCAGGCGGATTTCGGGCGAGCCATGGACCTGAGCCCCACGACGGTGGCGGAGTGGCTCAACCACGGCCGCGAGCCCAAGCGGGTGAGCTTCGAGCAGGTGCGCCGCTGGCTGGTGGCCCGTGGCGTTAAAGGGGAGCAGTTGAGACAGTGGCGCTTGGAGGTCGAGCCCCAGGCGCTGGACGAGTCGAATACCCAGCCGGCGGGGCTTGCCGGCAAGAACCCGGAGGAGATGGTCATGTTGTTGCGAGCGATTCGGTTGTCCAGCGATGAGCTGCGGCATTTTCAGTTGTTTAGGGACCCTTTTCACAACGAACTGCGCAGTCACGAGGATATGTGGTTTTCTCCTGAACTGCGCCATGTGCGCGAGACGATTTGGCAGCGGTTTTTGCGCCCCAACGGAGAGATGATGGCGTTGGTCGGGGAGTCCGGGAGCGGCAAGTCCATGCTGCGCAGGGATTTGATCGACCGCATCAAGAGGGACAATGAGCAAATCCGCGTGATTCAGCCTCACGTGTGGGGGATGAGCGAGCGAGACAAAGAGGGGAAGACGATGAAAGCGATTGACATCGCTCACACCATTGTCTCCACATTGGCCCCGAAAGAGCGGCTGAAGCGTGATTCTCAGGCTCGCATGGCCCAGGTGCAACAGGTGCTGACAGAGAGCCTGGGGGCCGGATTCAAGCACCTGTTGATTATCGAAGAGGCGCACAGTTTGCCGACGCCCACGATCAAACATCTGAAGCGGATTGTGGAGCTGGAGTCCGAATGGAGCCGACTGATTGGCGTGCTTCTGATCGGTCAGCCCGAGCTTGGATTGAGACTGAGGGAGTCGGACCCGTCGGTGCGCGAGGTGGTGCAGCGGTGCGAGGTGGTGCATTTGCGGGCACTGGATAACGAGCTACCGAACTATCTGCAGCATAAATTTGCCCGCCAGGGCGCGCAGTTGGATGCGGTCTTGACGCCGGATGCGGTGTCGGAGGTGCAGAATTGCCTGACCATGGTGCCCAGAGGGCGGCGCAATGCCACGCCGATCAGCCTGGTCTATCCGCTGGCAGTGGGCAATCTGGTGGCCGGCGCCATGCGCAAGGCGGTGAAGGTCGGCGCGCCGCAGGTGACCGGCGATCTTGTACAAGAAGTGTTGAGGGAGGTGTGATCTATGGCCACCAGACAGCCGGATTTTGATATTTCGTTGAGCCTAATGTCCGCGAACGGCATAGATGCAATACGAGCGGCGAACGCCAAGGTAACCACGGATGAGGCTGGGCGACTCGGCTCCATATTGGCGTATCCCTACGTTGACCCGGACGGGTTTTGGTGCCTCAAGGGCACGGTCTTGACGCCCGATGAGGCCGCGCGGATCAATGCCATATTGACCGGCAGAGAGGGGGGCGGAAATGGCGGATCCTGATATTGCTCGGCTGGAGCGTGATGGGGCGGCGCTGGCGCGCCGAGCCAAAAGCCTGCGCAGCGGATTGATGTACGCGGATGGACCGACGCACGCCAGGGATACAACCGAGGCGGATCGGCTGGCCGCGCAGGCCTCTGCAAAATTTGCCGAGGCCAGGAAAAAGGAAAAAGCCTACAAGCGAGACGTTAAGCTGATCCGGACCGGCTGCGGCAAGCTGGGACTGGACGAGGAGACCAGGCGCGGTCTGTATCGCACGGCCACGGCCACCGAGAAAAATCCGAAGGGGCTGTCCACGCTGACAGTAATGCGCGCCAGTGATCGCCGGCGCGTGATCACCGAGCTCAAGGCGCGCGGGTTTAAGCCGCGCCCTGGTAAGGGCCGCAAGGCCGGCAGGGCGCCCCGCAATATTGGCTATATTCCGCCCGATATACGGGCCAAAGTGGAGGCTCAGCTGACCGATATGGGGCTGCCCTGGGGGTATGCAGAGTCGATCCTGCAGCGGATGCGCGGCTACCCGTCCAAGGTGGCATGCCCGATTTCAGGCGCCAGCCAGGAGGAGCTGTACCAAGTCATGTGTGCGCTGCACTACGAGCAGCGCAAGCGGGTGTTGTTGGAGACGATCGACAGGTATCTGGAGACGGCCGGTCAGACTCGTACGGAGCTGCAGCAGGAGCTGCAGCTTAGGACCCGATGGGAGCGCAATGCCGAGTCGCTGGAGCGGGCGTATACGCACCTGACCGGCCGGGATTTCAAATTCGAATTTGATCGGAGAGACTGATGCCGTTACCCGGAGTCTGTCCCAGCTGTGGCGCCGCGTTTGACCTTCCTGCGGCGCTGGCGGACGCAGAGGCACGACAGGCCCTCGCCGCGGCACTGGAGCTGCCTGCGCCACTTGCGCGCCTAGTAGTGCCGTACATAGCTCTCCACGCCCCGACCAGTGGCCGCCGCATGGCGTGGTCCAAGCTGGCCCGCCTCCTGCGCGAGTTGCGCGAGCTGGTCACATCCGGACAGGTCACCCGCAACCGCATCACACGCGCCGCCCCGCTGGACCAGTGGCAGCGGGGCCTGGAGGCGGTCCTGGAGCGACGCGACGCCGGCACCCTGAACCTACCATTGGACAACGATCACGCCTACCTGGAGGAGGTGGTATGGCGCCATGCGGGCCGCGCTGCAGGTCAGGCCGAGCAGAAGCAAGAGGAGCGCAAGCAGCACTTTGCGCACCGCACCAGCCAGGGCGGCCCTCAAAGCACCAATGCGGTCCTCAAGACGATACCAAAACTGCCACAGGAGGCAGTGGATAGTGGAAGAAGTGGCGCAAAAAAGCTACGGGGAGCCCTGAATGCCGGCAAAACCCAATCCTAATCCGCTCCCTGTCGACGCCCTGCCGAGCCTGGCACGGGATATCGCCGATACGATCGGTATGGATGGATTGCTGCAAATCGTCGAGCAATACGGCGGTCAACAGATTTGCGTGCATAAGGTGCCACGCCCTGACTCAGAGTTGGCCAGCCTGTTAGGCCCGAAGTACCCACCATTTCAGCACCGCTTCTATGGTGAGTATCTGGATATTCCTCTCCTCCACACCAGTCGCGAGGCGCTCCTTGTGGCCGATGTCCTGACCTCATTGGCCAACGGAGAGGCCGTCAACAAGATCGCGAGTCGCCATCGCATCCCCAGGCGAAGGGTGTTCCGTATTCAGGCTCGCTACACCGCCGAAGACGACTCTCAACTTTCTCTTTTCTGATTTACGCCTAGCGGAATTCTTTTGCGGAAAATTGATCGATTTTCGTCAAAATTTTTCGCTTTATCTCGTTTTTCTTAGTTTAATTATCTAGCCTCTAATCAC